CTTATTTGAGGGAGGGTTACCATTGAAAGAATACAGAAAAGGTCAACAAGTCCGCCACAAGACGAGAAAATTGCACGAAGCAACCTTCGAAAGATGGTCGGACAGCGGGAAAACTATCGGAGTGAAGCGTAACAGCGCAGCGCCGTGGGGCGTATGGATGGTCGTCGATTATTATAAGCCGGAAAGCCTCGAACCTTGCAACTAGAGATAAGGGATAGAGCGCATCAGGGAGGCGCGCAACAAGCGTTCAGTAACTACGTCGCGGCGAGAGTGGGCGAAGAATGGCGCGGGGTTCCGGCTGATGAGCGGCCGAAATACGGTCGACTTAGCGAGTTGTTACCGCGGATTGCGTAAATGTAAGGACGCGTGAGTATTCGGGAGTAAACGGGAGATTGCGGTTATCCACAACTGGAAAAAATAGCGAACTTAAACGACCAAAACGGAGAAAACGAACAAGAACGGTTAAGTTCGGATGCTATTTTACAGATAATCCCATGATATTTTCCAGTTTATAAAGTAGCACATTCCTCGTTTGCGGGATTAGGTAATTTTAGGAAAGCAAGCTATTCTATTTTCGAAAGGAGCTACGCAATGAACAGACGCAACTTTACGGCGGATCGACGGATATGCGAGGCGGTTGGGGATGCGGTAGTTTGGCGAGTAGATGGCGGTTCGGTTATGTATTTTGATTATGAAAACGGCGAGTGGTATCCGTTGTTCTACGGGGAGATCGACAAAACTGACGCAGCGTTCATCGCGGAAGCCCGCACCGGATGGCCCGCGGCACTCGACGAGATTGAGCGGTTGCGTGACGTGCTCGAACGGATGGACGACAGGATAGGGCCGATGATGCCGCGCTCGGTAATGGCGCATATGGCAAGGGAGGCGTTAGATTTTGGAAAAGAAGCGTAAACCGAAAGTTAATCGCACCGAGCGGCTCGGATCGAAAGTTAACCGCAAAGACTGGCGGAACCTCCCGTCCGACCAGTGGAACTGCGCCACCTTCCACGCTTACTTTGCGGACATGAACCGCGAGAAGTACGGCGCCGAGACATACGTGCCGCTCCGGAATTGGGGATTCGAACAGCGCCAACTTAAGTCCGCGATCGAACGTTACGGCCCGGAAGTCGTCCGCGAGGTCTGCGAACAAGCCTTCGCAACGTACCGGCCGAGCCGAGACTATCCGCAGCTTAACGCCGGCTTCGTTCTATCGTATATGGCGGCCGCGATTCTACCGCGAATACTGGCGGAGAGGGACGCAACTAAGCGGAAGTTCGAGGATGCGGCGAGGGGACGACCGAGTACGGACGAGTTGATTGCGCAACTTTAGTGAGGATAAATTGGGGATTATTTGCGGGTTTCTTGTGCGTCACAAGCCTGCCGCTAGATCTATGATTAACTGGGGAGGGACGGGATGGACGAAAAGCAGGAAGTTTACATTGTAACTTCGGGCTCCTACTCGGATTATGGTATACGCCGCGTGTTCCTTGACAAAAGCAAGGCGGAATGGTTTGCGGGTCTACACACTGACTACGAGGTGGAAACGTGGGATTCTTCAGACTCAGTGCGGATAGACGAAATCCGGTACATCGAGGTCGACTACCGCGTAGACCGAATCAACGGATGGTCCAGTTTCGACGCAACAGTACAAAGCACATCAACAGTAGAGTCGGATGCGGATAGCGTGGAGAGGTGGACATATTTTTACCGCGAACCGGTCGGAAAAGACATTCTTCGTCTCGTGAGGGTAATTCCGTCTGACCTGGCGGTACAGGAGGCCCAAGCGTGTTACCGACGTATATGCGACGACTTATACGCTGAAATCCGCAGCCTTATCGAAGTTGAACGGTGGTCCGAAGAGATGGTCCACGAATGGCTTATGGACAAGGGGCGTCTATGCAGCGTATCGTAGCGAAGTTTATCCGGATCGAATGTGGCTGCGGCGTCCACATCGTTGATCTATTCGGAGCCGCGTGGAACGACCGTAAAGTCGGGATATACGAATGCAACACGTGCAACCGGCCGCTCGTATGCCGCGGAGATGACGGCGAATTCTATTACGTAGGAGGGCGGATCGAGTGACGTTTACCGAGGCGCTATAATCGAATCGTGCTTAGGCAAACGGTACAGCCCGTCCGACCTCGCGGTAACGTGGTGCGGCAGTCACTACGCCAGTTGTGCGGACGCAGGAATGACGAAGGAGGAGCGTGAGGGACCGTGGAGATTAGCGGAATGAACTTAGGAGATCTTACGGAGTGCAGCTACGTCAAGGACTTCGCAATTTTACCGGCGCGAATGTTTCTGGAGCTCGCGGATATTGCGGATCGGGCAGGCAATGAGCGGATGCGGCGGGCGTGGATCGCGAATTACTTGCGGATAACGGAAGGGAGGGCCGCGTGACAGAACAGGGGAATATCTGCTTAAAATGTGAACAATATGTGAACAAGGCTGATTAGTTTCGATAAATCTAACTTAATTTAGATGGATCGAATATGAACGATCTTTCAAAATTTGACGGAAATCGGGCTCTCAAATAAAGTGAAAAGTAGGAGGTAAACGCAGAATGACCGAACGCAAACCGCTCATCTCCGTCACGATCGCCGACTGCCGCGTTGACACGTTCAGGTCCGGTGGTCCAGGCGGCCAGCATCAGAATAAGACGGAGTCCGGCGTACGGGTCACGCACCCACCGTCCGGGGCCGTAGGAGAATCGCGGGACGGCCGGAGTCAGCACGATAACAAACGGGCCGCGTTCCGGCGCATGGCGGAGAGTGAGAAGTTTCGCAAATGGATTCGGATGGAATAGGCTAGAGCGACCGGCCGCCTAGCGGAAATTGAGCGGGAAGTTGATCGCGCGATGCATCCGGGAAATTTGCGGATTGAGGCGCAAGTAGGCGGGAGATGGGAACAAGTTGTGAACGATATGTGACAAAGTTCATTTTTGAGGTTTGAATTATCGTTTGAATACAATTGGGGTGGGAGACGCTAATTTTCCGTGTTACGATTGGTACACGAAAGGAGGAGCGCAGTTGAACTGCATATTATCCGAACCCTGCACGCTACACGCCGGCCCCGAATGCACGCGCTTATGCCCGTCATACATCGCACTCCACGGCTTCAACGGAAGCGGAGGACGGTCGGGCGCCGCCAACATACCGGACGACTACCGGTTCGTTACGCTAACCAACTCGCCGGCGCGGGCGGACCAAGCGGAGGCATATCGATTAATAGACGCGTATGTGGCGACATTCACACGACAATTTGACGAAGATGCGCCGCAAATAAAGTCGCTCTATCTCTTTTCGGAGAGTCCCGGAACCGGCAAGACCACGACGGCAATCGCGGTCCTCAACGCCTGGTTAGCGGCTCACTACATCGGGTCACTCCGGAGGCACAGGCAACCTTCGGATCGGCCCGCCTACTTTCTCGACGTCAATGCGTGGCAGACGGATTACAACACGTTTAACCGCGCTAGAGTACCGGACTCGATCGCGGAACCCGCAGCCGAACGTTATTACCGGCAACAAGCGGCCGCTTCATACGCCCCCCTCGCGGTCCTTGACGATATCGGCGTCCGGGACGCTACGGAAGGCTTCCGCGGCGATCTACACGCGCTGATTAACGCGAGGGTAGCGGCGGGCCTTCCAACCGTGTATACGAGCAATATTCCGCTTAGCGAGCTTGGACGGCTGTATGACGCGAGGCTAGCGGATCGGGTGCGCGATATGTGTATGGAGGTTCCGTTCGTTGGCGGAAGTAAGCGGGGGCTACGCAAATAGATAATAAACTACGAGAAAACGAGTTTGAAAATTAATAGAACGTGCTTGTATACGGTTTTCAGCTCAATTTGTGATACCTTGCGGAGCACGGCCTCCGCGATTTTCCGGGCTTAAATGGATCTAGACCGATTAACGCTTTGTTATACAAGTCCCCAAAAAATGAAACCGCCGAATATGGTCGAATTTGACGAAATATGATCGTTTACCGGTATTGCGTTTCGAAATATACTACAGAGGTGATCACGAAATGAGCGTTGGCGAAACGCTGATATCGAAAGTGCTCGATGCGAACGACTTGGCGGTATTTACTCGGTTCGAAATCGAACGCGACCATTTCCCGACGGAGATTGAGCGCCGCGCGTACGACTTCGTTTGCCGATACGGTAACGAGAATCGCGGACAGGCACCATCATACGCAACGGTAGTCGGCGAGATTCCGGATTTCGTTTACACGCCGGCCGTAACGGATTCGTACGAATACCTGGCGCGGAAGCTCAAGTCCGGCGCAGGTAAGCGGTCGATCGCGAAGATTCTAAATGAAGAGGTCGCGCAGAAGTTCGCGGAACTCGATACGGGACCTTTTGCGGACTGGTTGACCGAACGGCTGTATCGCGTTAAGATGGGAACAAGTGTTCGTAAGCGAGTGGGCAGCGACTTTGCCAAATCGGCAAATACGTTCCTCGACGAATACCGAGCGCGGAAAGAAGGCCGCTCCTTCAAAATCTGGCGCAGCAAGTTTCCGTCCGTTAACGCGGCGATCGGCGGCGGCTATTATTCCGGTAATATGTACACGTGGTACGCGCGATCTGGCCGAGGTAAGTCCGTCGTAACGATGGAAGAGGCGCTCGAGTCGGCGTTCCAAGGCGCTACCGTGCTAGTGTGGGCGCTAGAGATGGCGCTTTACGAGTGGATGGCGCGCGCTCTATCGTCCATATCCGCCCGTAGTGGCGTTGTGAAGGCGATGATCGAGGGCGCCGAATACGAAACCGGCTTCGATAACCGCGCGTTATTATCCGGACAGTTATCGGAAGATTTCGAAAAAGGATTAGAAACGTACTTAGCGGAGCTCAACGATCGTATTCCTGGCCGGATTATTCTCCGCGCGGTTGATGACGAGGACTTCCGGGAGCGGTCAGTCAAGCAACTCGAATCCGATATCCGCGAGACAGGCGCTGACGTCGTCGTAATCGATCCGATCTATTACATGGATTACGAAGCGAATACGTCGCGGGTGGCAGGCGGTGACGTTGCGGCAACGTCAAAGAGCTTACGGCGGATTGCGGGTGCCACGAAGACGGTGATACACGTTATCACTCAAGCGGAGGAGAATGAGTCCGAGAAAAACGAAGAAGGCGTCCGGGAGCTGAAGCCGCCTAAGCGCGCCGAGATTAAGAAGACGAAAGCGGTACTCGAGGACGCGGCTAACGTATTTGGGATCGATACACTTGCGCATGAGGGGCGCGGGATTATCGAGATCGGGAAGGGAAGGTCGGGCGGGGAAGATACGCGGATTGAGTTGCTGTATCTACCGAATTACGGGATCGTGCGGGAGATGTCGGGAGAATCTGACAGAGGGCGACAATTTGCAGGTAATTTTTAGCTTGACACTGAGTTATATTGTTTAGATAATAGATTTAGAAAAGTAATCTAATAACTAAGGTGATGTTTATGAGAAGACTTACTCCGGAACAGCTTAAAGAAGCTGGGAAAAGTAAAACGCTCTCCCCAGAAGTAATACGAAGGCTTGGCCTTCGTATATTAAGATCGCACCCCGAAGGCATTAGGCAGGCCGATCTAATCAAGGAAACTGAGCTCGAGTTAGCGTTTGATCACGTCGTACCTAAAGATTCCGTGAGAAACGCTCTCTGGAACTTAGAAGTGGAGTTTTCCCCGTACGTTATTAAGAAAAAGACTTCGTATAGGCATGTTTTTCTGTTCCCCACAGAAGAACTTCAAAAGCTCATCGACGAAACATTTATAAATGCGCCCATAGTTATTACTCCGAAGAGCTTGAAAGATGAGATCAAGGCTTTGGCCGATCAGTCAAGAGAGGTTCGTCGGAAAAAGCTGTCTTTGAAAGTGTTCGATCTTTATGAAGCTATAGAGAATAGCGGAATAGAGAAAATGCTTCAGGAGACGCAGGAGTCTGATTTTAGGGCGATGACTGTACAGGAAATAGAGGCACTCGTGGGGATTAAGAACGCGATATCCCAATTTAATCAGTACAGAAATCAGTTGGTACACAGCCAAAGCCTGAGGGAGAGGACTTAGTTTGAAACTAGACGGCGGGATTAGAGCAGATTTTCGAGCCGAACTCGAAGCCTTTCCGTGGGTCCGCGCTACTTGGCTCCCGGACAAGCTTATCGCCGCCAGCCCGTTCCGCTACGATAAGAGCCCGTCATTTTACGTCTACCTCACCGATACCGCGACGGCAAGCGCAGGTTCGTGGGGCGATCCGGGCGCTACCGATCCGGAATGGGCACGCGGTGGCTTCGTAAAGTTGTTGTCGTTCCTACGCGACGAGACGCAGGCGGAGACTCGCGATTACCTCCGCATTAAGTACGGTGAAGGGGCGGCAACCGAATCGGACGAGCCTACGCTGAATCCGCTGAGCTTAACGGTTCCGACGCCATACCGGCCTCTACCGCCTAGGCTGCTCGACGGCTACCGGTTCCGCCATCCGTATCTCGAGCGGCGCGGAATTAGCGAAGCTGTTCAGCGGCTCATGGGTATCGGTTACGACCGCGCCAGGCAGGCGGTTGTGATTCCGTGGCTTAACGCGGATGGCAGCCTCGGTAACGTGAAGTACCGCCGCGGCGACACGAAGGCGTTCTGGTATGAGCGCGGTGGGCGGCCGATACGCGAAATGGTCTACGGACTCAACGTTATCTATGCGCGTGGCATCAAGCGGGCGGCGATCGTCGAGGCGGAGATTGACGCCATGACGCTAATGAGCGCGGGCATACCGGCAATCGCAACAGGCGGCACCGGCTTTAACGAAATGAAGCGCGAACTTATCGTAAAGAGTCCGCTTGAGGAGGTGGTAGTCATCCGCGATAACGATGCGGCCGGCCGAGCGTGGCGAGACCGTGTTGTAAGCGGGCTGAAAGACCGGATGGAGATATCGCTAGGGATCGTGAGAAGCGGCAACAAAGACATCAATGAGGCAGGCACAGAGGCCGCGGCACGGAGTTTCGAAAGATCGCGCAAGTTACGCCGCATTTATCTATTGGTCAGAGGAGCCTAATTCAAATGTCGTACGTGCCGTTTATCATCGGATCAACAGTTGAAGCTTTCAGTGTCTTTCTATTTATGCTCACCGTTTTCCGGTTCCGGATTGACCGTCGGGCTATTGTCACAACCCTTATCGTAGCGTTCCTGTTTAGCCAAGTTTCGTACTTTACGCGGCTCAATCCGGAGATAGGCGGCGCCTCTACTTACATACAGATTGCGCTCTATGTCATCGTCACCTGTCTAGTTTTTCGGGTATCATTCTTTTACTCGGCCGTCATGAACTTCGCCGGTTTTATCGGATTATTAGTCGTCCAAGGATTGACGATTATCGTTGTTGGCTCCGTTAACGGCGTCTCAATGGATATCGTTACGAGCGACGCGTGGGTCGGAATGGCGGTACAACTACTTGGCGCATTTATCCTCCTAATAACCGCGCGCCTAGTAACGCGGTTAAATTGGGGATTCGATTTCATTCCGTCTTCACCGCGGACACGCGTTCAACTGCGCGGCACTAACGCGATATTACTTGCGCTTATCCTGTTTGCAATATCGGCGTTTGCTGTCATCTTGTTCCTCTTCCGCAACGAGTACGATAACTACGTCGTTTACTCGAGCGCCGTATTCATCGTAACGTTACCGGTGTTTATCCATTACGCGCTAAGAAAGGATAACGAAGATGCTACGTAACTTTGCGACCGGGCTACACGCGAGGATGAGTGCTAATGGCGTCGAGGCGCCGTCGGTGGCCGTCATCGAATACGCGATGAAGATTGTTACGAACGCGGTATCGATCGCTGGACTGACGCTCATTATCGGACTGTTGACGGGAGAACTCGAGCGCACAGCGAACATGCTCATCGTTTTCGCGGCCTTCCGGTTCATTACGGGCGGCTATCACCTGAAGTCCGGCATATTCTGCGTAATCGTGTCGACCGCTGCGCTATCGTTGACGCCACTCGTAAATTTATCCGATATGATGACCAACCTTTGTACCGCTATTGCGTGTATAGTTGTAGCGGTGTTCGCTCCGTCTAATTTCGACAAATACGCGTGGCTGTCCAAGCGACACTATCCGAAGCTTAAGGTCCTGGCGCTCGTTATCGTATCGTCCAACTTCCTAATCGGCTCGGATATCCTCGCGTTAACATACATACTCCAAGCGGTATTATTGCCGTTCAAGGACGGAGGTGACGCGAAGTGAAGAAACGTTTATACAAATTGACGGCCGCTATGATTCTTGCGATTGCCTCTGCTTTTGTTTTGACGGGGTCTTACATCTTTATCAACAAACCCGAGATGCCGGAGGAGCTGCGTAATGTCCGTAACTAAAACGATGCCGGTCGTTAAGCGTGTCGGCAAGGACTTCGAAATTGTCGAGATCCCGATGGCTGATATCCTGTACCAAAATATCATTAGCGGCGTCATCAACTACCGGACGTCGTACGGGATTTACACGCATATCACGACGCTCGAGGAAATGGAACGCTACCTTAGCGGAGAGGGCTTCCGGAGAGTCGAGCGCGGATATCTCGTGCAGATGAGTAAAGTCGACCGTTATGACGCCGATCGTGACGTAGTGGATCTCGGAAACGGGATAACCGCGCCAGTATCGAGAGCGCATCGCAAAGACGTGCTACAATACGCGCGGGAGGTACATACCACAACGGGCGGCGGACGTCAACTGCTGTTTAATTACTCAAGCGGTTAACCCAAACCGCCTAGAATATGGTTAAATTAGATCATAACCTATAATTTTACTTTAGCGTGTTGTTTATGGATAGAGGGCATTCAAATCTTTGAATACCCCCTTGACAAAATCAGCATTGCGTAAATATAGGTAGAAGGTCTACTGGGGAGTAGACTGGTGGCCTTGGTAAACCCGTTGGGATTTACCTTTACCGTCTGCTCCTCATTTCTCCGCCTCAAAAATAATGATATCCCATTCGCCTAAATCACGGGGGTGACAGCCGATGACGTCCGCAATAGACAGCGCGATTTCCCACTCGGGTACGGCCTTGTTGTTCGCGTAACGGGACATTTGGCGCTTATCAATTCCAGTTCGTTCGCAGACGTACTTTTGCGTCAGTTTATGTTCCTTAAGGCGGAGTTTGAGGAGGCTGCGGCGCCACACGTAGCGCACGGCCCGACCTCCTATATCAACACTCGCAAATATTTTAGCATATTTTTCATCCGAAGTGTGCGGCCCGCCCGCTGACATTCGGAGACTAATTAGGAGGTGTTCGCTATTAATAACGAAATCATCAATTCCTTAGCGGTTGCATACGCTAGCACCCGGTGCAACTCGGTTTTCACGGAGTTGTACACGCTGCTCCTACCGGAGTTCCGGAGGCGTTGGCGGAAGCCGGACGTCGATCCGCACGATTGCGAAGAGGCGTTTCATGTTTCGTTGGACGAGCTCTTGTGTAAGTGGGGCGCCGACTCGGGCGACTTCCTACAATCGCTGAACGTTCGATACAAGTCGCGGCTTACGGACAGGCTCCGAAAGCGGAGGCGACGGGCTGATCGCGTCGAGTATTCGATCGATGAGGCGCCGAGGCCCGAAGACAAGAAATCCGGAGAATGGGCGGCAACCCAACTCGTGGATGCACGGATTAACGTAGAAGATGACGCAATAAAAAAGATGACCGAATCCGGCCGGCAAGCCATCATCGATCATCTTCTGCTCCTACCACAGAGCGATAACGCTACGACTCGAATCGTAGCTGCCTTACAGGTTTCCCCGTTTGAATCGCCAACGTCGCTCGGTAAAGCGGCAGGCGTTCATCACGAGGTAGTTAAACGGAAGTTACGCGCATTGTCTCGTCGTTACGACGGCAATCGTTTCGGCGATATACGCGATTACTTGGCCGTTTAACAGGTAGCGGATCGGCATTCAGGCATGACGTCGATCCTGCTTCCTTCAAGTATATCATGAAGTATCTCGTTGACTATAGTCAATGAAAAATCTTTCACAATCATACAACACGCTCAAATTTACGTCAATTCACGAAGGGATTGTCTATTCGAGTATGTCTAATAACATTATACGCATTTCTGACGAAAAAGAAACGGAAATTTACGAAGTTTCTTCCAAATATCCGGATATTTTGTATAACGGAGCGCTAGAACCGTACGAAGATCCCGCCGACTACCTTCCGCGAAACCTTGGCAAGGCGGTACGCATCGCATGAGGAACGGTGGTACGTCGCTAATCGACCCGCGAGCCGGCACGCATTTTACCGGAAAAATCTTCGTTGTGCCGCACGCTCTCGATCGGGCCGTCGAGTATTTCGGCATCGAGCGGGGCCAGGCGCCAATGCACGTAATGGACATGCTGCGGAAATCTGCGCTCATCGATCCGGACGTTATCGCGGAAGACGGTAACCCCGGCCGCCTATTCGCCTATAAACGGACCGCGTTCGTCGTTGCACGCGATACCGATACGGTAATTACGTTGTATCCGCAGGAAAAAAGCCCGGCGCCGATCCTCGAAGGTGTCGCGAAGGTACTCCGTAATGCACTAGCGGCCGCCCAGCGTAAGGAAGCGCGCGAACTCAAGCGGTTATCCGTGCGCCGAGCCGAGCTTGCGGTTGAGCGTGCGGAATGCGAGCTCCGGAAGCTGAAGACTGGCTCCGTTAATGTAGCGAAAGGCGCGGCGGAACGGATCGCGGAGATCGACGCGGAAATTGCCGGGATCGAGACGCAAATGCACGAAGTGAGGCGCGAGAAGACGACGTTGGCGAAGGGTATCTGCGCATTCGTGTAAAAAGTTAGCGCAGCATGTGCGGACCAACCGATTCGCTTCGGTTATATAAGTAGGGGCGCGGGAGCAGCGATGTTCCCACGCCGGCTAAGCGCCATTAATCGTTAGTGCCGCTCAGCGGGCGTAAAAACCCGGACAGGTACGGAATAGCCGCGAAGGAGAGTACGTTGGTCACCGTGAGTATTGCTGGGATCGCGTAACGCCTGTCGAGTAACAACCGGAAGGGTCACGGTGGAGGCGGGGTGGAAAGTCGGAGCGCTACGCTTCCGCCACATCTCTACCGTAATCCTGACGAAAAATTAACGAAGGGAAGCGATTGATTGAGCCAGTTTACGAAACGAGGCGCCGACGCGGTATCGTCCGCAACAGCCGAAAAGGAGACGACCGCGAGCCTACACGTTGCGTTCCCGTCCGGCACGACGCTGAAAGTCCGCATTAAGTCCGCCGAGGACAGCGCGGAGTATTATGCGCACGGCATTTTCGGCAAGGTTAACACGTTCGTTCCGAAGATCCCCGCCGAGCGCAACGCTAAGGGCTACGTAACGGCGAATCCCTCCGTATGGGACCGCGCGGCCGATCTCCTTTATGCCGACGCTAAGGCAGCGAAAGACGCCGGCGACGAAAAGGGTGCGGAGAAGATCCGTAACGAGGCGTATCTGCTCAAGTCCAAACCGCGCTATCTCGTTGGCTTCGGTAACCTGGAGACGGGCACGGACGGCTTCGTTGACCTGACGCCGAAACAGGCGAAAGGGGTATTCGCGGCGATTAAGAAGTACGCGAAGAAACTCGGCACGCTCGCGTTCGAACTCTCGAAGACCGGCTCTAACACGGACACAGCCGTTACCCTTTCGCCGATCCTCGATATGGACGAGGACCTGACGGATAAGGAACGCGCCAACTTCGCGAAACTCGGCGAGCAACCGTTCGACTTCGCGGCATTCGACGGGTTCTTATTCGAAGCGGACGAGGCCGAGCAGACGAAGAACCTCGTTATCGCGGGCTTCGATATTGCGCGGCTCGGGCTAACGATCGGAGCAGCGGCGAGCAAAACGGAAACGGCGGACGAATCCGTTCCGATTACGGACGACGGCGCCGAACCGTCGCTCAATTTCTGATGAGCTGCGCAACATTAGAGCGTCCGGAAGTTAGAGCGGGTGGGGGCGGAATCAAGCCGCCTTTCCCCGCAGGCCCGGCGCTAAGTCAACCGGAAGATAACGAAAGGGGAGGCGATTTACACGGCACACATAACGGAAGTAGTCGGCAAGTACGCGGAGTTAATCGCTAAGGCGGCGCTGATTGCGTCAGGCTGGACGGTACATTCCGCGGCGACCGACGAGGCTTACGACATCCTAGCGACTGACCCACTGACGGGGGCGCACGCTAAGATTCAAGTTAAGACGATCCGCAGACGTGCGGACCGCGGCGGGGATCTTGTCATCTACGCGAAGAAGGGCAACGGAACGACCTACGACCGATCCGACGCTGACTATATCGTTGGCGTATGGGCGGAAGATGGGAAGCCCCCGCGCGTGTACATGCTCGAAAACCGCGAACTCGGCGAATATTGGGCGTCCGAAGCCCGCGCGTCCGAACGGTGGGTTGAGCTGCCGATTGCGCTAGACCGGTCCGCCTACGCAACTTACGAGGCTCCACTAGATGCCGCGGCATAAAGATCCGCAGGACAAACCGGCGCTAACGACATGTTCATTCTGTGGCGGAAACATCTACGCCGGCGACGAGGTTCGGCGGATCGATGATAGCGGTGGGTACGTTCACGACGGATTCCGCCAGGATTGCGCCGAGAGGTACGCAATGGAACGCGTTTACGACCGAGCGGGCATTATCGGCTCGGACTTCGAAATCAACTAATTAACGGGAGCGTGTTGCGAATTGGCTAAACTCGATAACGTAAAGGTAACAGCGGCAACGATCGAATATAACGGAGCGGCCTACGTTCAAAACGACGAAAAGGCGGCGGTCGGCGATATTCTCCGAATCGGCAGCGAATCGCGATCGTGGGTTACGGACGGCGGTTTTTACGAAGTGACTCGCGTCGATGGTGCGGGCGATCCGCATTTCGAAGATAACGACGGGGACGATTACGACGCGTCCAATCTGGACGAAAATCCGTCGGTATTCAAACGGGCGGTAGCGCGACTGGGCGTGGGCGATTACGCAAAGGTTGTCTCGCTTACCGCACATAACTACGCGTTGGGTGCGGTCATCAAGATCGTAGTTGACGACGAGAGCGGCGTGCCATACAGGGGAGAAAAAGCGAACGGTTCCGTTGGAAACTGGCTGACTGAAGCGAACGTCGAGCGCGCTACGGAGGCGGAGTTCGTTGCGCAGAAGAAACCTTCCGTTGCTGCTGTCGCAAAGGATGACGTAATTATCCACGAAGGCCGCCAATACCGGAAAGTCGCGCGGAAGGCTAACGTCGGCGAACTCGTAGTTGTTATCGGAACAGGAACGCACGTATTCGACTTGGGAAAGGTCGCACGGATTACGGAAGTAAACGAGGCAAACCGTAACCAAACGCGTCGAGCCGACAACAGAACCTGCGGATGGTTGTACGAAAGGGAATACCGCGTTCTCGAACCGCTAGAGGCCGCGAAAGCTCCCGCCCTGCCCGCTAAACTTCCGGAAGAGTACGTCATCCACGACGGTAAGGTTTACCGGAAGGAGGCGCGTACGGCTAAAGTAGGCGAATTGATTACGGTAGTCGACTGGCGCCCGACGTATCACGTCCATACGAACCCCGCGAAGGTAGGAGACGTTTACGAAGTAAAACGCATTGATTCGGCTGGCGACGTTCTGATTTCGGACGATCATTACGTATTCAAGCGCGAATACAACGTCCTCGTCCCGGCCGAATCTGTCACGCTGAACGGCGCGGAGTTTACGTTCGAGTCACGTAAAGCTCGCGTTGGAGAAACGGTACTCGTCGTGATGGCTGCTGCTACTTACGAAAGATACGGTAACGGCGACATCGTCAAGGTTATCGAGTTGGACCGGACCCAAGATGCGATCCTTAACGGCCGATGGGCGATACCGCAAGAGTATGTCGTTCTCGCACCGAAGCAGACCTCGAAAAAGATCACGGTAGGCGACGCTGTTCGCATCAACGTTCCGGAATCGCAGCGCACCCATAACGGCCGCGCAGGGGTGAGTAATAGCGAAATCGGTACGGTGACTAGCGTTAACGGGGACAAGGTTATCGTTACGTGGCCGTCGTACGGTGCCGGTTGGAACGGTATCGCTTCGGAACTGGATATCGTAGAGGCTCCGCTGCAAGCACCGCAACCTGAGCGTTTCAAGATCGGAGAATACGCGAAGGTTATCGGCAAAGACCGCCCGTTCGTGAGCGATGGAATTACGGAAGGCACCGTCGTTTCTGTAATCGAGACCGACGAAAGTCTGCGTCCTTACCGCGTCCGTTCGGTTACGGAAGATAGGGCGACCGGGTGGTTTACGTCGGAACAGCTCGTCCGCGCAACCGACTCCGAAGTCGCGGAAGCCAAGGCCCAGCTCGAACGCGGTAAGTTCGCGACAGGCGATAAGGTCCGCTTGGTAAGCGGTGGGGGAGTATCGCCACTCTCCGGGTATCACAACGGCCAGATTTACGAAGTAAAAGATCCGCAAAGTACGGCGTGGGGCGGTAGCATCCGACTCGGTGGCGGCGATGTTTCGACTGCGTACGCAAAGCCGGACCAACTCGAAAAGGTTAGCGCGGAAGATGTAGCGGAAATTACGAAGTGGGCCGCGATCGGGCGAAAGGTCGGCGAGTATAAGGCGGGCGATGTCGTTGAAATTACCGGAAACTCTAACGGTAGCGTAAACAGGATCGGCGCTATCGGTACGGTCGGAGACGGTCCGAGAGGCGAGGAGTCTTATCGCGTTGATACTGGCGCAGGTGAGTACGGCAACTGGACGAAGACGTTCGATATGAAGCTCGTAACTCCGGTTGAGCAACGTTTCGACCGCACTAAGTCCGCCTAATGAATGCGCGCCCTCTTGATGTAAAACTGACGCTGAACATACGTTTGCCGACGGAGGATACAGCGGGACAAGCGGCACTCCGCGAAGCTGCTAAGCGTAAGGGTGAGGCGGTACCGGAGACGGCGGAGGAAGCGCTAACGCGGATCGGAGCGATGTCATTTACGGATAAGGAGCGAGCACAGTTCGAGGCGTTCAAGGCGGCGTTTAGGAACGGGGAGACAGGCAGTCCCCGTTCCGATAGCGGCCGCTGGACGAAAACGGACGTGCTCGCGGCGGGGGCGGCAATCTTACGGGAAAAGGCGGTAGCGGAGCGGCAACTTCGCGCCGCCGAAACCCTGCGGACTAAGCCGGACAACTACTTTATCCTGACGGAAGACTCCGAACTCCCGGCGTTTGTTGACCGGTTACGCGAAGAATGTCGGCGGCAAGTTGCGGAATGGAGCGGCCGGTTCAAAGCGCTAGCTGTCGATACGATGACCGCGGGCGACTTCGAGGGTACCGGCATCGATACGTACATCGATTTATCCATCGGGTTTTCCGTGTGGCTTCCGCTGCTTAACGAAGGCTACTACCTTCCGTATGGACACGTCGATATGCGAGACCACCCGGCTTTCGCGGACGTTCCGGAATCGTGCGCATTCCGCGAGGGCGACCGCCAGTTAACGCGCTCAAAGGTAGTCGCGGCAATATCTCCGTATCTCTCGCGGCCGGAGCACGGCAAGACGTTCCATATGGGGAGCGCCCGTTACGACCTCCACGTCGCGATAAAGGACGGTTACGAGATCCGCGGATGCGTATGGGACACGCTTGACGCGATGTACACGTTAAACGAGCACGAAGAAGCATACGGTCTGAAGCCGTTAACTGCGAAGTATGGACGCTACTTCGGAGTGCCGGGGCCGATACTCACGTTCGAGGATATGTTCGGCAACCGGAGCCCCGCGCCATTCTCCGTTGAGCTAGTCGGAATATACGCGATTAAGGACGTTTACTACGGTTGGTGCATGTTCCAGTGGCAATACGAACAGATGGCGAAGGCGCCGAGCGCTGACGGAGCCGGACGCCTGCTTGAGTGTTACGCGCTAATCGATTCGAAGCTTCCGGAAACCGACGTTTTCTTAGCGCGCTGCGGTTTCGAGATTGACCGCGAAGGGCTGGCCCGGCTCGAGGCGGAATTTACCGCCAAACTCGAAGAGGCTAAGCGTGCGGTTATCGAAACGTATGGAATCGACGCGAAGTTCGTCCGGAAGATGGACCGCTCGATTAACGCGAAGAAGGTTGCGGAGTGGATCGCGGCACAGGAACGGAAGATTAAGCGGCGGACGGAGGCTGTCGGGCGGCAGCGCGGTATTATTGCGGACTGCGAGGCGCGTGGAAAGACGGAAACGAAACGATATGCGGAGGCGGTGGCTAAGCTTGCGGAGTTGGAGTCGGAAACACTGGCGAGCGCTACGGAGGAAGGTGCGCCACTATTTACGGACACTTTTACGATTACCAACGGTAACCACCTCGCGTACCTCATCTACGATCACTTAGGTATCCGCGACCGGACCGGCCAGTTTAAACGGGGGAAGGCGCGCTCGACGGCGGCCGACGTCCTGGACGCTTACTACGAGGAGGAAGAAGCGCTCAAACCGCTCGCAACCGTGGCGGCTTACGAAAAGCTGCTGAATACGTACGTGATGAAGATACCGGCCGCGGTCGAAGGCGACGGGCGAATACACTCTGAGTTCCGGGCTGGTGGTACCGCAACAGGTAGGTATAGTTCCGCAGGGTACAGCGGCCGCCCAGTCGATATACTATCGGAATTTGAGGTGGTAGGGTGATTCGAAATCACTTTGTTTCGACCGACTCCGGAATTGTGATCTTCATCAGGAGGCGGTGCGGTGAGGTAGTCGAGATATTAGTTGATCAAGAAACTTTCTTAGAAAAGCTACAAAACCTCGATGCGAGGGCGTATCTTACAACTTCCGCAAGCGGATTATCCTATGCCTCATTATTGATACGCTTAAGCTCGGGTAAGTTCGAGAAAAAGCTTCTTCATAGGCACATAACGGACGCCCCAAAAGGTAGGATAGTCGACCACATCAACCGAGATACTCACGATAATAGATTAGTAAATCTCCGACTCGTCGGTAACCGCGAGAGTATGCAGAATAGGAATTTACAATCGAACAATACGACCGGCGAGCGCGGAGTTACACGAAGACCTTCCGGAAAGTATTGCGCGAGAGTGAGGCGAGACAGAAAGGTGGTCTACTATGAACAGTTTGAATCATTTTCTCAAGCAGTCGAAGCAATAAGAAAGATGCGTTCAGAACTACTACCTTTTTCTGATGATACGAGGGAGATAGTCGCATGTTGACGGTAACCGACGCAAATTACCGCGCAATCGTCCAGAAACTTGTCGGCGACGACCGGAAGGTACAACGCGGACTCAACGCTCAGAACCTCCCGTCGAAGGGCGCCGGTACACTCGTCCGTAACTGCTTCGTTCCCCGCGCAGGCTTTACGTTCGTCGGCGCCGACCTGGGCCAAATTGAGCCGCGCATCATGGCGCACATCATGTACACGCGATACGGCGACAACTCTATGCGTCAGATTTTCGTCGACGGCACGGATCTCTATACGTCTATGGCGATGAAGACGTTCGGCCTCGCGGAAGAGTATTGCGTAGATAAGGCGTATGATCCGTCTGGCACGTTCAAGCCGCGCGCCATGATGAAGACCGGCCAACTCGCGGTATCGTACGATCAGTCTCCGAAATCGTTCGCGAAGAAGATGAACGTTACGGACGACGTAGCCGCGATGTTCTTCGATAACTTCGACCGGACATTTCCGTCATTCAAAACGATGGTTGCGGACATTCGCGGATTCATGGCACGCCACGGTTACGTCGAAACGCTGTACGGACGAAAGCGACGGTTTCCGGATTACGCGGCGACGAAGGCGGCCCAACAGCGAAACGAGCAGCGGTTAATCCGGCTCTATACCGAACGGAAACAGTTACGGAATAGGGACACGTTATCGGCACGCGATCAGCAGCGGCTCCTTACGCTCCAGGACGAAATCGATATCCTCGCGGAAAAGCGCGGCCTTATCGGTTATTGGGAGCGCGCTTCCTTTAACGCAGTCATCCAAGGGTCCGGCGCCGACATTCTGAAGATGAATGGTAATCGGAACGCGCGTATCTGCCGCGAACGTGGTTGGGAGTTTAACGCGTCAATCCACGATGAAATCAAGAACAGCGTCCCGAACGCGGACCTCACGCCGGACACGATCGAGCTTGTCCGCGATATCATGACGAATACGGTCGAGCTGTCGTTGCCGCTTGTTACGGATATCGTAATCGAGCCGCGTTGGATGCAAGAGTTCGCGCCGGACGAGTGGGACTACGAAAATGCCCGCCCGTTACCGGAGTTTGCAAATAAGTACACGATTAATTAACGAGGAGTTGACGAAGTATGGGCGTTAGGATTTCGAACAAACAACTTATCGAGTTGTTGCGCGAAGGTACGCTGGCCGCCGGTGACATGACGTACACAGTCGTAGAAGAAGGCGATTGGGACGGCGCGGGCGAGAAGTACCAGACGCTTGAAGTCATTTTTACGGACGGCGAGCGTAATTATAGCGGCTACGTTACTCGATCGGGGTCGTATTTTTCCGATTGGAATTACAATGACTTCGGCAATGCGGATATCGATGAGGTGGAAAGGGTCACGCGGACGGTTACGGTTAACGAGTATCAGCCGGTACTTGAGCGCGGCCACGCCATTTACGAAGCCGGCGCGGAAGAGATGGGTTGGTACTGCGTTAACGACGCGGAACTCGCGGCCCTTATTACGGAACTTCGCGCTGGCGATACGGAAAGTCCCGATAGCGATTTCGTCACCATTATCGGATCGGCGGTCCGCACGGCGAGCGGTTGGTATGCGCCGGGTCTCGAAACGGAGGCCGCCAATTGACCGAAATATTTACGGTACTCGACGTTGAGACGACCGGCCTCGATTACGCCACGGACCACTTAACGGAAATCGCGGCTATCCGCGTCGAAATGGGCACAGACGGAACTTACCGTGAAGTAGGCCGCCTGCATACGTTCGTCGCGCTACCGCCCGGCTACGAAGTTCCGCCGTTTATTACGGAGCTTACCGGCATCAAAGCGGCCGACCTAACGGGAGCCCCGCATTGGTGGGACGCAATCGATGCGCTCCGTTCTTTCGCGGAAGGATCGATCGCAGTAGCGCATAACGCTCCGTTCGACCTGGCGTTCCTCCATTACCGGTTCAGTCCGGACCGTTTCGTCTGTACTCGCGCGCTCAGTCGGTTGCTTGAGCCCGCCGAATCCGCGAAACTAGCCGACGTATGCGTCCGCCACGGTATCGAATTGGCCGACCACCACCGCGCAATCAATGACGCGGAGGCTACGGTTAAGGTTCTCGCGTTACTATGGCCGCGGGTGGAGGCGGAATCGGTCTGCGTCGAGTATCAGAACGTCGTTATCGATTCGGAGGAGCGTCCGCTGACTTTCGTTCCACGAGGTGCGATTGTACGGAAAATTACGAAGGAGGCGGTTTAGCATCGGTCATTTCACACGGGTCGCCGGTAAGTCGCGCGGCGAGCGATTAGTTGACGAATTTCTAACGCAAATGGACGCCTATTACGCTAGCCCGAACTCTTCGTTCTATGACGATAAGATATCGCGGCGATTCTACGAACAGAAGGTAAAACACCTCCGATTTTCGCCGTATCCTAACGACGGTCTCGTAACTTTCGGCGCGTCCGGAACGGCGCTATGCGATCGGCAGCTCGTATTCAAAAACGACAAGACGACACGGCCGGAGAAGTCCGATGATATTCCGTTCAGGGGGCGGCAGCGGCGGCAGGGTACGGCGATTGTCGATTACGTACAGCTCGACCTTGTTCATATGCCTAAGCGCCTCGGTAAAGACGCGAAGTTTAACGTAGCAATCCGCGAAAACGGCGATTGGGACTTCGAAGACGCAGCGCAGGAACGGCGGGTATTCGAGGTTCCGCACCCGGAGACCGGCGAGCTTGTATCGTTCGCCATTACCGCTAAGCCGGACGGCAAATTCATCTATGAACCGGATGGGGCGCGGATCATTTTCGAATATAAGACGAAGGCCAGCGGGCTCCGCGCTATGAACGGGAAGCTCGATTACAAGGGCGCTCAAGACGACCACGTCCGGCAGGTAACCGCAGAATCGCTCGTCTTCGAAATTGACGAGGTGCTAATCGTTTACGAGTCGACGCAGAAACCGGCGTGGTTCGACGATACGGGAAACACTTCCGTCACGAAAGGCGCTAAGACGTGGGAAGACGGCCGGCCCCGTCCGGACTTGCGCGCGTTCTACGTTAAGGTAACGGACGAGATGCGGGCTGGGCTTCTATCGGAATTGGCCCGGCAGGCATCGCTAGTTTACGAGCAGAGAGCGGGCGGTTCCATTCCGGATGTTACGACGGAAATGACCGATAAGTGCGGTTTCTGCCCGTTTACCGCGCACTGTCGCGCGATCATTACGCCGGAAAACTTGGCTCAGCTTCAACGAATCGAAGCCGCTATGGCCGCGTCGCAGTCGGCCGGCAAGGCGGAACACCGGAATCTGCGCGATTACCTAGAAAGGGGTGCCGCAGCTTGAACAAAATCTACACGATCGAATCCGTTAAGCACCGCGACGGTTCCGCCCACGAACGGGAGACACGGCGGAAGGGTCATCGCGTTCGGATTGGCCATCTAGGTTCGAGCGCACCGTTAATCGCGGAGTATATCGACGAACCGGACGCAGTCCTCCGCACGTCACCGGTTAGCGATTGGATTCGCGGGGACGGTAAGCTGATTGTATGGACGCGAAACAGCACGTACACGTTTCGAAAAGTTGAAGGGGGCGCGGCGGAATGAAGACGGTTAAGGCGGCATTATCCGTATTGGGGAGTATCGTAAAGGCGGCGTTCGTGTTCGGCTCCATCTACGCAGGAGTTATCGCGATGCTGTTCGCTTATGAGCAGATCGCTAACGGCTACGGAGAGGCGACGGCCGGCTACCGCGTCATTCTTGGCGGGCTGTTCGCGGTAACCATTGCGCTTCAGATTGTGCAGGACCGGGGCGCGAAGAGGAAACGGAAGGAGGCGACGCAATTTGGCGGAAGTAAATCCGACGGTATCGTTCACTGAGTTACCGGAAGCAAAGCGCCGCGACCTCGTTCTCTTTATAGCGCTCGGACAAGTGCTTGAGGACGACGCCGGCTTATCGGTCACCGACGTTATGAGTCCGAAAGAGGAGGCGCAGCTAGTCGAAATAGCCGAAGTATTATCGGACTCGTCAGCTACCGATGTTGCTGCGTTTGAGCTAGCTAATGCGATGTTCCGCGAAGTCCTCGATCGCCTGCTCGAGCCTGAAACGGAGGTGCCGCCGCCTGACACGGAATAAACCGGTAACGCAACGCTATCTCGGACTCGACCTGTCGCTATCCCCCGGCATCGCAGCGATCGACGTCCGGGACCGTATTCCGTATTTAGTCGCGGCCGCATCCGTCGCCACCTCGACAGCGGATAACGACGCCGTCCGTTCGCTTACGGTCGAATCATTCGTCGCGCAATTCGTTTACGCTCATCGTCCGTTTAATACCGTACTCCGCGAGGACTTCACGTCCGGCCGCAATAAGCGCGCCACTCAAACGATATTCAACGCTTGGGCCGCCGCTGACCGCGCGCTCCATACGTACGGCTACCGGGTCGATGACGTAAAGCCTGCGCTCAGCCCGACGTCGGTTAAGAAGCTCGTCACGGGTAACGGCAAGGCCGAGAAGCCGGAAGTCGCGGCGGCTGTACGGAGGCTGTTACGACTCAGACCGGACCACCCATTCGCAACGGGCTACGATGACAGCGACGCGGCGGCCGTTGTCCTGGCGTATCTTATCCGCGAGAGGTTGATCGACTCGTGACGTAAGAAAATTTCGCGAAATATGTGCGGAGACGGACGGTTCCTTCGGTTAACTATATGAGGAGGCGATAACGTGAAGGTTCAAGAGGGGCGCTACTATACGAACGGCGCCGGGCTGATACGTAAGTTCGAGCGGTTCGATTGGCGGAATGGTTGGAGGGGCGCGGTTTACCGTCCAGTTTCCGCAGACGGGACCGAAGGCAGCGAGCGGTTCTGCGCGGTATCTACGATGAAAGGATGGGCGAAAGCGGAGTACGATCCGGCTGCGCTTTCCGGCGAACTCCGCATCAACGTTAAGCGAATCCGACCGGGCGCGACCTTTCCCACCGGCGCCGGCCCATTCGATCTCTGCGCCGCTGAGTCCGACGTCATCCAACCGGGTCACGTATCGAAAGTTCCGCTCGGCCTGGCGTTCGAAATTCCGGAAGGGTACGCGTTAATGATTTCCGCGGTACCGGAAATCGATTACGGGACGGAGTTGTGGGTGTCGAGTTTCGTTGTCGGCCCGCAGGATACCGGCGAGCTCGCAATTCCGGTCGGTAACGGCGCGGAGCCGGAATACTACGAATCGACCGGTGAAGAAATTTGGGGCCGCGAGGTCCTTACGCTCGATGGCGATGAGGTTACGTGGGAAGTCGGAAGGGAATTCCCCGCTAATACGTACCTCATCCGGAAGGGCGACCGGATCGCTCAAGGCGTTATCGTACCGGCGCCGAGCGTTGTGTTTGCGGAAGTGGCGGCATAATCAAACGAATAATTAACGAAGAGGAGACGATTAAGTGGCGAACAAATCGATAGATCAGCTCATCAAAGAGAAACGGAAAGAACTCGCGGAACCGGAGGCGGAATTGGGTGAAAGCATCAAGAATGGAACGGTCGCAGTAGTCAGGAAACTCGGGCAGCACGAAGACATTCCTGTTGGGACTCTCGTTCAAATCACGGACGTAGACCATGAACTCGACGAACCGTATCGCGCCGAGCTGATCGATGGCTCCGATTGGGACCGGTTCAGCATTTCGCAAATCGATCCGGTAACGCGCGAAGAGGCGCGGGCTCACTTGATTGCGGAAGTCGAGCGTCAACTGGACGCAGCGTTTAACTAAAACTCGGGAGGAATCGGTAAATGACGAAGGTAACGGAAGTTCAACGCAAAGCTAACGTAGGTGAGCGCATTAGGATCGTTAAGCCGGATATGTCTTTCGGCGATTACCGCGTGGGAACGGAAATGACCGTAAGGAAGGCGGAAGCGGACGGTTGCGTTTACGTTGAGCCCTACAGCGACAGTCCCGGCACTTGTACCTACATTTGCAGCGGTGAATACGTCGTACTCGAAACGAAGGAGGAAGCGCCAGTGAACGAAAACATTACGGTATTGCCGTCTGAAGGCGACATCACTACGTTGCCTGACGAATCGATCGGCGGGGTTTCGCGGGAGTACCGCGAGGTGAAGCGGAAGGCAGCGGTCGGTGAGAAAGTGCGCGTTTTCGGTCACGCCTGGTCGGAAGCAAACGGAGTATTTACGGTTGATTCGGTAATTGACGAACACGACGGGTACGGCGACACGATCAAGTATACCGTAAGCGGCGATCCGGATTTTGGTACCCCTTATGGTGACGGAGTAAATTACGCAGTCCTCGAGCCGACGGATATCATCCGTATCGAAGGCGTACGTTACCGCCTCGTCAAGCGGACGGCTACGGCAGGCGAGCGGATTATCGTTATCGACGATGGTATGGGAACCGGTGCTCTAGGCGGTGCGTGCTTCCGTAAGGGTAACGTTGCGACCGCTAGAGACGCGAATCGGGCGGACTTTAACGGTAGCGGTATTTGGATGATTAACCCGAAGGCCTATCGCGTTCTCGAGCCGGTAGCGGCGCCAGGTGCCGCAACCCCAACCGAACCCGCCGCTGACCTCGCGAAACAAGTCGAGGGCCTAACGGAAGCGGTCGCGAAACTCACGGTTCAACTCCGCGTGGCCCGCGAGGACATCGTACTGGTTGAAGAGGGAGTTTCCGGCGATATCGAAGCGCTGACGAAACGGATCTCGGCGCTAGAGGCCGCGAGCAAGGCGGAACAGGAACGGAGGGAGTCCGCGGTTGATCCGTTAACCCGTGATTCTATCGTCGAGCGTGCGAAAGCGGACGTGGCGGAGTTGGAGCGTACCACTCTCGCAGTCGGCAAAGTACCAACGCTCGGCGGCGGGCGAGAGTCGTTTTACCCGCGCGGCAACAAAACCTGCAGCTCTCCGTGCGACGAGGTTACCTTCCACGTCAATCAGAAAAAACGGACGGTAGTCGCAAACATCCGATACATCGATAGCAAGCGCGTATGGGCCCGTGGCATCGCCAAATGCGCCCCGGACGATTGCTTCAACGTTCACATCGGAAAGGCGATCGCACTCCGCCGCGCACTCGGACTGGAAATTCCGGTTGAATACGTAAAGGCTCCGCAGCCTACGGAACCGCGCGTCGGGGATGTCGTCGATACTTACATGTCGGGCGGCTCGTTCCACAAAAGAGTTACTGCCGCGTCAATCAAGAGAATGGGCGGTCAACTGCGCATGTATCACGAGGTTGGCGGCCGCATTTACACTCCATTCGATCCGGAGTATGGTGACCGGATCGTTGACGACAGCCGTTCGGAAGTTGTAGCGGACGGCCCAGCGAAGGAGGTGCGCGCGGCTTGACGTTAGCTCCGATTGCGTTAACCGGCGCGCTTCGTTCCGGAAAAGACTCAGTCGCGGAGTATCTCGTACGGCAATACGGATACACGCGGTTCGCGTTCGGCGACGGCATCCGGGAAGTGACGCGCCGACTCTATCCGGAAGCATACGAAGGGGACGTCAAGCCCCGCTCGCTGCTCCAGGGCTTCGGCCAAATGGCGCGATCGTTCGGACCGGCCGTATGGGTTAACGATTGCTTCCGGAGGATTGACGCCGCCCGCCGCTATCACGACGAATGGACGCTCGAAACAACGTGCGCCTGGACTCCGTTTATACCGGTAATCTCTGACTTGAGGCAGCCGAACGAATACGAGGCGCTGAAGGCCGCCTCTTACGTCATCATCCGCGTAACGGCTCCGGAAGAAATCCGTTTAGAACGTGCGCGACAGGCAGGCGACGCGTTCACAAGCGGGGATTTAACGCATGAGACGGAGATGCATATCGGAGGGTTTGCTGTCGATTACGAGGTGGAGAATACGGGGACGCTGGCGGAGTTGTGTGCGAAGGTGGACGAAATTCTAACGAAGATCAACGGGGAGGTGACGGCCTGAAACTAGACGCATATGAGGCGCTAACAACCGAACATACTCGAATTCCAAAGGACGCTACGGTGGCGGGTGAGCGCTGGCACAACTCGGCTTCGTTAGCAGATAAGGAATCTCGGGCGCTGGCGTTAATCCGCTCAGCTATCGACAAGGTAATACGGGAACACGGAAAGTCCGCTCGGATAGTTGTATCCTGCTCATTTGGAGTCGATTCGGTCGTCACACTTCACCTTGTAAAACGCGTTGCAGACGAGGTCGGAATTGGGTTCGATGTAGTTTGGAACAACACTTTGAATGAGTACCCGCAGACTCGCCTGTTTGCAAAACAACTTTCGGAATCTTGGGCGCTCAACACGATCGAGGCGCGGCCAGATACGACGCTCCGACAAATATACGAGAAACACGGCGTTGACTCGCTGTTTAAGCGAAAAGGAGACCGCTCGGCAGGCGAACCGGTTGTCGAAAAGTGTTGCGGTCACCTGAAGCACAAGCCGATGTACGCTGCGATCCGTGAGCACCGCTGGCATCTAATGTTTAACGGAGTGCGTGCGGGAGAGAGCCGTCAGCGGTGGATGAGCGCACGCCGGGATGCGGATTTATATTTCGGTAAGAAGTGGGGCGCACTCTATATCTGCCGCCCGATATTATGGTGGACCGCGCTGTCCGATTCGTTCAATTACGGAAACAATCGGCAAGAGGACGTTTGGGATTACGTTCGAAAGTACGGTATTCCATATAATCCGATTTACGATCTCAACGCGGTACTCGACGAACGGTACAGCGGTCCGGCCATCGTAAAACGTGAAGAGGCTGAGTGGTTGGTTGCGGAGGGGTTCAACGTTTTTATGCCGCGAACAGGGTGTCAGGCGTGTCCTATTCCGATTAAACGCGGCTATCTTCGCTACTTGCGCCAGGTCTTCCCGAAAGTCTACCGCTCAATGTTGTTCCAACTCGGATTCGCAAAAGTTCTTGTCGCGGAGATGGATGAGGCTGTCCGGGCAGCACTTATGGACGAGCTCAGCGCGTTCGGGGTCATTACGGAGAAGACGGAGGAAGCGATTCTCGACCGCCTAGAGGACGTTATCGAGATGAAACCGTGCGTGTTTGACGGAGTTGGCGTAACGAAGCAGAGGGCCGCTTAATTTCCGACACGAATACGAGGAGGTGCGCGATTGGTCATCTATTACGCCGGCGTCGACAGTAATCCGAAAGACATAGCGGACGCTTTCGGTGCCGGTGCGCGTCACTTCATGCTCTCGTTCTTCTACGCACATAAGCACACGTCCTCTATTCGTTTATTACGGCAGCTCGGCGCTCATATCATGTTAGATTCCGGGGCATATTCCGCGTGGAAGAAAAGTAGCACGGTATGTTTAGCGGATTATATCGCCTATATCAAACGTAATCAAATCGGTAAGTATGTAGCGCTCGATGTTGTGGGCGATCCAGAAGCTACCGCTCATAATACTATCGCGATGGAATCAGCCGGCTTATTTCCTATTCCCGTATTTCACATCGATGCGGATTGGCGAATTCTTGACGGACTGGTTTCGAGATACCGGTACATTGCGCTCGGAGGCACGGTGGGGAGATCGAGGTCTATCCGTGAAGTATTTTTTGACGAGGTATTCTCGCGCCACCCGACCTCGCTCTTTCATGGCCTAGGCATGACAATTCCGGAGTTGATGCGAAAGTATCCATGGGCAAGCGTAGATAGTACAACTTGGCAAACGGGGAAACGAAACGCGAAAGTCGTAACTGACTCCGGCCAAGTACCGATTGACGGTTCGCTCCCTGTTTCCCAAAGAATCAAGTTAAACGTTCACTATTTCGGCCGGCTAGAGTCGGAAATAAACTTGGAGAGGTGCGGTGAGGCGGCATGAAAACACTCGCATTGGTGAGCTGCGGGAAATCGAAACGAGATACAACTTCAAAAGCCAAAGATATGTACACAGGAGACTTGTTCGGAAAAACCCGAGCTTACGTAGAGAGGGAATATGATGCGTGGTTTATCTTAAGTGCGCTTTACGGAGCAATGCTGCCAGAACGAGAGATTCCACCATATGACTATACGCTTATCGGAAAACCACGAGCCCAACTGGAAAAGTGGTCCGAGGAAGTAGCACAGGTCATTACGTCCCAACACAGCGCGGACACGGAAATACACATATTTGCGGGGAGAGAGTACCGAAAGTACTTGCAACCCTTGCTAGAAGGAAAGGGGTACACAGTTAAAGTTCCTATGTCTGGCTTGGGGATAGGCCAGCAGAAACAATGGCTTAAAAGGAGGCTCGACGCTTGAGACTGTGGTTAGTCGCTTTGTACATCGTCTCGATTTCTACGGCTAACATCATTACCGCGGCGGTCGCCCCGCTTGCAATTGGCGCGTTCATCGTACCGGCCGGGACGCTATTTATCGGAGCGACGTTCATTCTCCGCGATTTCGTCCAAAACACGATAGGTAAGCGGAAGACATACGCGGTCATCGCGGCCGCACTCGCATTGTCCGCATCGGTATCATTTATGCTCGGCGATACGTTATGGATTACGGTAGCTAGCGCCATAACCTTTGCACTATCGGAAACCGCCGATACGGAAGTCTACTCACGCTTAAAGACGACGTTTACTAGGCGAGTTTTTATTAGCGGAATAATCGGGGGAACGCTCGACAGCGCGGTATTCGTTATTATAGGACTGTCGCCGCTTGGAGCCGGGTTCTTACCGTGGGATGTGGTAGGGTACGCAATTGTCGGACAAGCAATGGTTAAGGGAGCGCTCCAGGTAATTGGAGCCGTGATTATTGTGAAGACGGCGGCTGCAAGGCGGAGTCCGGCTTAGCCCTCCGCCACGAATACGAGCCAGCCGTCCTGTTCCGCCACATACGCGTATTTCCGCGATTCCGTCGCTAACCGCGTCCGCCCGAAGAATTTCCGCGCCGATATATAACCGCGCTTGTCGATCGTAGCGGCTGTCGGATCAATGGCGGATGCGGCCCGGCGGATCGCGATTGCCTGCGCTTCCTTATCGTAGCCGAGCGTAACGCGGCCGCCGGATTCTAACGCAAATAGCTCGATAATGTCCGCGGACAGGCGGAGGCGGCGCAGGGCGTCTGTCGCGACGTAGAGGTTCATGACGGGGACAGTTTCGATATTGAAACGTGGGTTTGCGGAATTCATACGGTTCACTCCGATCATTTAACGCATTTGTGGCGCAAAGTTGGCGCAGTTAAGACAAGATTAACACGAACGGGAGGCGCTGTAAAATCGAACTCAATCGGATATATCAACAGGATTGTATCGAGGGTATGCGGGAAATGGCGGACGGGAGTGTAGACCTCATCATCTGCGACCCACCATACTACCGAATCAAAGGCGAGTTTGACTTTATATGGAGAACGTTTGATGCTTACCTCGAATGGTGCAGGGAATGGATTCGGGAATGCGCGCGTGTTCTCAAGTTGAACGGGTCAATGTATATCTACGGCGTAGACTTGGGACTCGACGCAATTGCCTATACCGTTTACCGTGAAACGGAGCTCGTCTATAGGAACCGCGTAACGTTCACCAAGAGTAGCTCGTACATCATCAACCTTTACGGAGGTCAGGGACACTTCCGCCAGTACGTCCCGACAGCAGAACACGCCCTCTTCTACACTTTCCAAGACGACAGCGGCCTCGAGAGGATTAAGCATGACACGGACAATTTCACGGAGCTGCGCGACTATTTCCGTAATCTTCAACACGTAATCGGTTTAACGAAAAAGATGATCATTGACGTAGTAGGGCAGAGGGCCGACCACTGTTTCCGTCATAGCTCAGCACAATGGGATTTACCAACAGAGGATACGTACACGGCAGTTATCGCACTGCTGCCGAAGGATACAGTGGCTGACGTTGGTGATTTTCGTCCACGTCCTTATGGGGAGATAAAGGCGCGTTATTGGGCGTATCGAGATGAGTATGAAGGCAAGCGACTTGACCTGGAGTCGCAACGGTACACGTTCAACGGGGGCGACGGCGTCCCTAACGTTATTCCGTTCGAGCCCGACCGAGGCGCAGCCAAGACAGCACATCCAACACAGAAGCCGCTCAGTATCAGTCAAAAACTTGTCGAATACTCATCAAATCCCGGAGACACTGTACTGGTTCCGTTCGCCGGTTCAGGTAGCGAGTGCCTTGCGGCCCTAAAATTAGGTAGAAAATTTATCGGTTTTGAGGTTGATGCCAGGTATGTAGAAATCGCTAACGCTCGCCTCCAAGCGCTGGCCGGAACGGAGGCGGTAGCAGCATGAAGAAGTTTCCCGTTTATTCCGAAGACGGCCGCGAGTTCCGCGTCAGCATATCGGAGTTCGAGAACTGGATAGGCGGTAGGCTGTGTCGCGTTACGCTTTTTCGCGAAAATAGGCGGAAATGGCGGCTAACACGATTCCGCGAAGTGTTTTCGCAGATATACGGAGCCGGTGCCTGTTACTCGTACGAAAACCCGGACTACATCGCTTTAGCCGCGCTAGCGATCCGCGAATACGACGATTCCGTTATTCGCTCGATCGAAGCGACGCTCGAGGCCGCTAGGATCGACGGAAGCCGGGCGGCTGCCGCAGCGAAGTTTACAGCATGGGACGGAAGGGGGCTAACGGATGGGTCACGTTAAAATCGATACGGAGCGCCAGGCGCGCGCCTATTCGCAGACCTACGCGCTAAACACAGCGTCCGGCGTCCGCGCCATTCTCCGTGACCGCCATGTAATTGGATCGCGGCGTTTCCGGGGCGACACGGCCGCATCCGACATTATTATCGATTTACACAGCGCGATTGAAAGCGCGGAACTGAGCGCTCACCAGGCGGAAGTTATCGCATGGCTTTACGGATTGGACCTCACGCAGGAGACGGCGGCGCGGATTATGGGGATTAGCCGGCCCGCCGTTACGCAGCTTTGCGATGCGGCACTCGAACGGATCGCGGCGGTCTTCTCACGTTGGAAATACGAATCGGTAACGGTTGAGGCGGACGAGGGGGTAGCGGCTTGACACATACAGAGGGGTTCGCGGAATTAGTTTCGGAAATCGAAGATAACGTAAAGAGACGCAAAACAGACGAAGGTTTACGGTTCGCGTACGGAGGGGCCGGCTACGATCTCGGCATCCGGGCGGAGAGGGTGGCGCTAGTCGAGGAAGTTACGGATACCATGCTAGCGTACTGCCCGCCCGGAATGCGGCCTGACCCCGCGTTGATCGAGCGGCTGACCGACGTCATTCTTCACGAAGAATTAACGGACATGCACCCGGATAAGGTGACGCGGACGGAGTATCCGTTCTTTAGCGCCCACCAACTCGAACTCCGCCGGGATCGGGAGACTTCGCTTAAGGCAGCGGAGGAAACGGGAACGGACGGGCGGAGCTACCGGTTGCCCAAGCGGAGGAAGCGGTCAGCCTACGAAAATTACGCCGTCGATGCGGCCGCTAAGATCCGGAACAGCGAGCGGGCGGCGCAATACAAGCGGGACACTGCGGCGGGGCCGGTTCGCGAATATAACGTAAGGGAGCATGGATTCCTGACGGCTAATTTCGTGCATAGCCGCGGAATAGGGGAGCGGTGGCGTGACCGGTTAAGTAGCGTCTATAACGCGGAATAAGTCCTCAACATTAACGCCTAGAGCGCGCGCGATCGCAAATAGATGCGCGTCCTCATGGCGATTATTTTTATCGAAACGGGATAGCGAGCCTTGGGAAACGCCGGACATAGCGGATAGTTGCGTTTGAGTAAGCCCACGTTCCGTAAGGAGTTCGCCGAGTCCCACTAAAAACCGGAACCGAGCCCGGAACCCGAGGAAGAGTACGTTTATTACGCCAACTGTAAGGCGGTACGGGCGGTACGGGCGGCAGGAGCGGCGCCACTGATTTCCGATCTTTATTTGCGTAGGATCCCCGCCACATATCTCGCCAGCCTAACGCTAATTTCCGATCGCAGCGTCTCGCGGACGATTCCGATTCGGTCTTCGTATCCGCGGCAAGAATATCGGTAATATAGGATACCGTCGATTGATTCGTCGCCGAGCACTTTGATATTTCGGTTTTTCAGATCGCGCCTAACAATGAACATTTCTTTGCTGATCTTGTCCATAATCATCTGAATCAGTTGTTCGAATTGCGACTTGAACAGGTTGGTCGTCCGTTGCACCTCTTGAATGCTCTTGTCGCACATCGTAAGCATATGCGGGTAAATAATTGAATCGCGGATCAAGGACAGCTCTTCGGATGTAGCCGGCCCCTTCAGCGTTTTGTTTGCGCCGCGGCTCTCGTATTGTTCTTGATGCTCCGTTAATAGCATCTTCGATTTCCAGCGCTCATTTCCATCTAATCTGCTCATTTATAATGACCCCCGATCTGTCCCGCTCTTTCTCGGGCCACTCCGGCTCCTAATAACGAGGATGCCCGCATGATGGCGCCGCTACCGTATCTGTCCTTTATCTTATCCGTTGCGCGTTCGAGGTCATACGCCGATGCCCGGTCCTCGAATAGCGTCAGTTGCGTAACGTTGTCGTCGGTCAATTGCGTCAGCGATATATAGAGGTGCGAGACCGGCATCCCCCG